TGTCTTCCTTTGCTTTACATTTTATTTTAGGCAAAAATTCTTCTGCGGCTTTTTTTGCTGGATCAATCATTTCTAAACTTTTCTGCGATGGCAATAAAGTATGGGTGACATTATAAGTATCGTCTATCACATCTAATTTTCCATCTCTAAATCTTGTTGTATGTTTTACACTGAATCCTTTGAAGCCTAATAACTTACTAAGGTCTTGGCATTTTTCTACTTGATGTTCGTTATGTTTAAAAACAAGCATATCCCAACGTGCATCTCCTCCTGCTTTTATAAATGTTTTTGCATTTTTAATAATCTTGTTCCAATCAGTGTTTATTCTGTATAACGCATGAGTATCCTGTAATCCATCAATACCAAATACAGTTTTAACTTTTAGTTCTGCTAATTCTTTCCACCATTTGTCTGTGCGGCCACTTCCGTTTGTATGCATTTGTAAACTCATTTCTGGATTTAATTCACGCATATATCTAAAAATTTTTAATGTGTCTTTAGCAATCATAGGATCACCTAAGTTACCACACATATAAACGTGTTCTAATTGATGTATGAAATCTACCGGAAACCACTTTTTAAAAATGTCTAATGTAATTTCTTCAAGATATAAACTATCAAGCAGAGGACCTCCTTGCAATCTTCTTGGACACATAGGACACCTTGCTTGACATTTAGAAGTAACTTCTAGGTGTATAGATTTTATATCTTTATAATTATACATTCTTTTCCTTTGGTATTTTGCTGTCAGCACTGCTTACACAGGTTGGAGTAATACATGGCATAGGCTTTTTAAATAATTTAAATCCTTTTTCTAAAGTTCCTAAAGGTTCATCGTGACAACTGTAACTGCGTTTCACTTCTCCTCCTGGTTCACGTATTATGCAACTTTGATAACCAGACCAACAGTTCCAATCCTTAAACTTATTGAAACCATAAGCATTCAATCTTTCCGCTTGATCAATCCAATATTCTACTCCATCATTGTCATATAACGCGACTTGGTAGGTGTTTTGTACACTTTCCTGTTGTAAAATTTTCTTTTGTTCTTCGGTGTATCCCGAGACCACAAAACTAGCAGTAGGATCAGACTGAGGCTTAAGAGTAACATGAAGACCCCTGCTAATAAACCTATTACATCTATCATAATATTCCTCCCAATGTTCAGGCACCATTACCTGATTGATCGTTACAAGGACATCATTGTCCTGTAAATATAAAAGTTTGTCACCAAACTCTTTTTCATTTGCAAATTCGGCATGATAACTTGCTGTAATACTTCTTCTATCCATGACATGGGTTGCATCTAACCATCTTGTCCACCAACGTTTCGCAGGACTGCAATTACTTGTCATATGTATGCTTAAATATTCACTTTCATAATCTTCATAATGTTTAATCAAATCAATAAACTTTTTGTATGCAGTAGGTTCTCCACCGCTGAAACTAAAATGAAACTTATCAAATCCGTTTGCTCTTGCTTGACGTTTAATCTCATCAATAGCATTGGTGTAAACTTCAAACTGTCTATGATCAACTTTACTGCTTCTAGCATACGGCCAACAATAACTGCAATTATAGTTACAGAAACGGCCAAGGATCCAGGACACAGAAAACAAGTTGTTTTCCAACATAGTTCTTTGTCCAAGTTTAACAATATTGTTAAACGGTATTTTTTCCATACTGCTCATGCAACCATTCCCAATCATTTATTAGCCGAAGATCAGACCCCCTAGAAAGGCCAAACTCCATACCAGCGGTAGCGCCTGCCAAAGCGTATTTGCCCATAGGTCTATCGTGTCCCACGGTTGTCCAAGTTTTAAGTCTTTCATTTGTTTCTCCTTCTTCTTGTCTATCAATTGTTTTACTAGCAAGTTTGACACATTCCCTAAAAGCACTTTTCCAAGTATTAAAAGGATCTGTGTCAAATCTTGTTATGTTACTGACTACCGGCATTGGCTTGAACTTTTTACTGATGCTGGTAGTCATGTCGGGTACGGTGACGTCAACCTTTTGTGTGAGAGTCTTAGGTAATAGTTTTACGCCGCCGTACCCGTATTCCAAGTTGTTTATAGGATTTCTACTACGCCATACATGAACGCAGTCTAAGTCCCACTCGGAAACCTTGTGATCAAAGTTAAAATCATCTACTATTTCTGCATCACCGTCTACCACGTAAAACATTTTAGTAAATGACTTGTTTGCCGCCTGTATGTGTGCTTGGTGTATTCCTTTCACACCATGTACACGTTTTGCCATTGGGAAACGTTCCTTTAATGCTTTCCAATTGGCTTCTGCATTAGGCTCTTGATAACTTATAAAAATTATATCAAACATTTTACTTTGTCTTTAAATTGTTCAAATGCATCATAATGAATTTTTGGTCCATCATGTTGCAAATCTCTTGCTAAATCTTTGTGTGTGTTAATAACTTTAAATATTTTTTTTGTTCCGTAATCAGTAGTAAAGTCACCTTCCCATGTCCAATGGAACACAGGCACTCCTAATGCTGACCATAAATTATCTACACTAAAAAGATCTTTCATTGACTGTATGACTTGTTCACCGGTCTCTTGAATATATCTATTCATGTACCAGTCAGTATCACGCATAGCCATACTGTCGCTTGTTTCTTCCTTGTTTACATTCCTATCTTCTAATCTTATACCTTCTTCACAATGAAATCCAAAACTTTTTCTATTAATTTGTGGCCACTGTACAACTACTAGTTTAGGTTTTACAAATCCAGATCTTTTAAAAAGTTGTGTGTTAAAATTTATTACGTCTGGTCCTGTACCTGCTTTCGCTAGGTTCCTATAATCTATTTTTAAATAATCTGCTAAATGCTTACACCATATTTCTTCTTCATATAAACCTACGCCTTCTGTGTAACTACAACCAAACACTAACATATATGGGTCCATGTGTAAATTGTTAAACTCTTTAGTTCGGTATCCTAAACTATTAAATTTATATTTCAACTTTCCTTTGCTATCATAATAGTTCCAATCAGGATTATTAGTTTGCAAGTAATTTATTTGTGTATCTCCTTGATACCAATCTAATTCTTTATTAACATCATTTCCTACAAGTAGAGGTTTGCCTTTTTTAAGAAATAACATTTTCATAACCTCCTAACTCTTTTATTGTTTCCGGAATATAATCTGTGTCTTTTGATATTTCTAAAAGTCTTTGATGATTAAATTCTAATTTCCATTCTAGTGACTTGTACATTTCTGCATACTTTGTAGGTGTTGTAATATTATTTCTAATTTCTTTTACTATTTTACCTGCTCTTGTTTTTCTATGCATTTCATTATCAAAAGAATAATCAAACAATTCATCGTACAATTTAAATCCTAGTTTTTGCAGTACTTTGTGTATTCCCCTTGCACCATGTATAATGAAAGGTTTTTTATAATACAGCGGCTTTGCAGTTTTTTCTGTTATGAATATATCTTCGATACTAGACTCGTTGACTAAATCAATAAAACTGTTACCATATTCTTTTGGCATATCATACAGAGACCCTTTAGCATTTTTAAAATTATCTAAATTAGAAACTTTTTGTTTCCAATGTTTAAAATTATAATCAGGTTCAAGAACGTTCCAACTATATGCACCCATACTTAATAAACCATCTTTGGCAAGATTATCCATCATTCTACATCTATGTTCCCATGGCCTGTGATTAAGTGTAATAAATGGATATTCAAAGTTTTCATTTACTACTTCTTGTACGCAATTTTTTACAGTGTGAGTCATCCAAAATGTAGGCCAATATTCTACTTTGCTATAAGCAGGCCAATTGATATTACTATGTGGCCAACCTCCTGATACGAAAGTACATTTGTTATTGCTTTTCTTTAATGCACGGCTGATACGTTTAATATCTTTCTTTTGGTCAAATCCCATTAGTTCCATTTCTTCTGCACCAAGAACTCGTATATGGCAACCACGTAACCTTTCAAGCATTTCCATAAAATGGCTAGGTGACCAGTCGTCAGACCACATTTTGATATTATATAAACTCTCACTCACACATATATTTATATACGCAGTTAATAAATATTGATATGTTCGAAATAGTAAAAGAGTTTGAAAAACGTATTGCAGACTATTACAATGCCCCTTTTGCCGTAGCAACAGATAGTTGTACTCATGCGTTAGAACTTTCATTTAGATATGATCGAGACAACGATAACATATCAAATCCAAAAGTTACTTTACCTACAAGAACGTATGTTAGTGTTCCAATGACACTAATGAAGTTGGACATACCTTTCTCATTTGTTAATATAAAATGGAAGGAATATTATTTTTTTGGTAATACAAGGATTGTAGACGCGGCAGTTTTGTTTACTCCAAAGACATATATTAATGGACAACTTATGTGTTTAAGTTTTCAACACAAAAAAATGTTAGGCTTAGGTAGAGGTGGTGCTATTTTATGTCCTAATGAACAAGAATATAATGAACTTAAAAAAATGGCGTACGATGGAAGAGATGACAGTAAACCGTGGGCAGAACAAAATATTAAAACAATAGGATACCATTATTATATGACACCTGAAACTGCTCAATTAGGCATAGAAAAAATTAAGACTGCTGTACCCAACAAACTATGGACAAGTGACGATTATCCGTACTTGCCGGAAATGGAGGTATTTAGAAATGTCTTATAATGAATGGGATCAACTAACAAAAGTTATTGTTGGCATAGCCGACAATGCCAAGATACCTGATGTTGATATAAGTTTGCGTTGCGTAAACTATGCGGACAAGATTGATGAAACAGAAATAATAAAAGGACCATATCCGCAAAGAGTAATTGATGAGGCAAATGAAGATTTAGATACACTTTGTAAATTTTTACAAAAAGAAAATGTAGAAGTTTTACGACCTAATGATACAGATTGTAATTATTACAACTTCTGTCCAAGAGACAGTGTGTTTGTTTACGGTGATTTACAAATGGCAACTCCAATGCCCATACGTGCAAGACGTGGAGAATGGAGAGCATTTGAACATCATTTAACTAACCCTGTAAACATACGTTGCTACCACGAAAGTTCGTTATACAATACAGACTGTATAGGAAACAAAGATGTTCTTGCATTAACAGAATTTGAACCTGCCTTTGATGCCGCAAATATATTAAGGGCAAATGACAATGTTTTATATCTCGTCAGCAATAGTGCAAATAGGTTAGGCAGTGCTTTATTACAAGGTGCATTAGGAGATAAAGCAAAAGTACATAAATTAGAAAACGTTTATAGTTTTATGCATTTAGACAGCACCGTTGCATTTTTAAAAGAAGGTTTATTACTTGCAAATCCAAGTAGGATAAAAAGCAAAGATGACTTGCCAGGTCCTTTTAAGAAATGGGATATTATTTGGTGTCCTGAGCCTGTAGATATAGGGCATTATCCTAGGTACTGTAATTCCAGCACTTGGATTAATATGAATCTTTTAAGTGTAAATACAAAGTTAGTTGTGCTTGAAGAACAGCAAGAACCAACTAGAATAGAATTAGAGAAACATGGTATAGAGTGTGCCATGTTGCCTATGCGTCATGCTAGAACACTAGGTGGTACGTTCCATTGTGTTACACTTGACTTAGAAAGGAAGGCTAATGTATAACCAAAAAGTAAAATTTAAATATGATTGTACGAAATTTGTAGATTGCAAATATCCAGATGAGTCTTCTTGTATTAAACATCAAGTCCATGAACTTACAGATATTCACGAAAAGTATGGTGGTTTTCCAGAAACATATACTATGGGCAATACTAAAATACATCAAAGATGGTGGACTGAAGATGAATTAGACTTTGCAGAAATAGGTAATCTATTAGGCATGGATGCAGTGACAATAAGCAGTATTAAACAACCGCCAGGACAAGTAGTTCCTTGGCACAGAGACACATTCTTTTTATTAAAGAAAAAATTTCCTAAAAGACCCCAACCTGTAAGAGCATTAATTATGTTAGAAGATTGGAAGGTAGGACATTTTGTACAACATGATGACGCTGTGTTCACACACTGGATGGCCGGTGATGGATACATTTGGGACGAGGACATTTTACATCTTGGTGCTAACGCAGGTATGGAAAACAAATATACATTGCAGGTATCAGGTTTTATAAAATGATCAAAGGACAAATTGCTGTTACATGGACCGAGCAGGATTACAAAAATCTGCAATGGGTAACTAATAAAGTTCACGAAGAAAAATTCAATGCTACTGTTGACACAGAAAATTACAACGTAGGTGTATATATGTGTTTTGAAAACTTGCCTGAAGTTTTTCATGATGCAGTCAAAGTTTTAGAACTTAACAAAGTAGTTGTTGCTGTCAACAAACTTACTCCTGGACAGATATTACCATACCATACAGACAAATATCAAACATACAAAAAAAGAAATAACATAACAGATGAAGATGAAATAATTAGGGTCATAGTATTTTTGCATGATCAAAAAGCAGGACATCAATTATGGATTAAAGATAAAGTATGTGTTGGCCCCGCAGGCAGTTACTTTGGTTGGGGTAAAGATGTAGAACACATGGCGGCTAATTTAGGAAATGAAGATAGATATATTTTGCAAGTTACAGGAATAAAAAAATGACGGACTTTACACAAGGATTATATTACAAAAATTTTCCTGCTACAAAGCCTCCTCATAAGGTTATCCCAAGATTCAAACAATTATTCGAAGAAAGTTTCCTACGTTCTGAAACTAAACCATTCTTTTTGTTTACTGGAACAAATAATATAGTTGAACTTGAAAATTTATTTCTCAATAGTAAACAAATTAAACGTTTAGATCAACAAGGTTTAGACTTTTACATATATGAACCTTTGTCAAGTTATAGAACAAAACCACATAATAGAGAATTTTACAGTGAATTTATTGATCTTAAACCACAACTGTATGCAGATGAATTAGATAGCATACAAAAATTTAAAAACAAATATGGTATTAAAAACATAAACGTATATACGTGTGATTACAAAGTTAAAGAATTTTTCCAGAAACAATATCCTGATTTAAACTTGTATTGTTTGGATATTTTCCTTAGGGATTATTTTCCTGGTTCTAAAATCAATGATAATGTAAAACCTACAAAAAAGTTTGTATGTACTAATTGGCGATATACTAAACATAGACATATCATTATGTGTAACTTACACAGTAAGCCAGGGCATTACAGTTGGCAATTTAAAGCAGATAAAAAGTTATTGCAAGAGAATACTTTCCTAACCAAAGATTTTTGGATGTCTATACATAACAAAACAACAATGAACGGTTTAGCAGAACTTAATTTAAAAAGTCCTATGGCTATTGACCTTGCGCCAACAAGCAGTAAGTATGTTGAACCTCATCTTGGTACTAAATGGCCAGACGATCAACACAAATTAGAAGCAAATCTTAAAGATGCTTACTATGATAGTTTTATTAGCATTGTGAATGAAACTAGATTTGCACAACCAACTGCTAATTTAAGTGAAAAAGTGTTTACCGCTATGTGGTTTCAACGTCCTTTCTTAATTGTTGGTCCTCCATATAGTTTAGAGTATCTTAAAAAACTAGGTTTCGTTACTTGGGATAAATGGATAGACGAAAGTTATGATACTATTGAAGACCATACACAACGTATGATGAAGATCTTAGATGTTATAAACACAATTAATGATACCGATCAAGGTAAACTATGTATTATGTTAGATGAAATGAGTAAGTTTCTCAAAAGAAATCAAAAACTTGTGACTAGATTCTATAATGACGTTACTATACTAGAGTAGAACAATCCATATAAAAATTTTCTAATTCAGGAAATACTTCAATTAGTTTTATGTTACGCCTAGAATCATATTGAGTAAAGAAATTGTAAAAGTTCTTCCTACCCTTTTGTAATTTTTCTTTGTCATACTGTGTTTTTTCCATGTAATCTACTACACGCCGAAACTTTTCTACTTCTAAACTACTGAATTTTGTTCTGTCTGTATCGTCCTGATAGTCATGCATCATTTGTAAATGCTTTTTCATATAAGGCATAAACTTTTCTTTAGGCAAAATATTCATATCAAATTGAATTGGGTCACGCAGATAAGGAGTATCAAATCTTATGCGTTGCCATTTAGTTTGCATATCACTATTATATTTGTGGCGCCATTCTAATATCTTCTCAAGCAATTTATTAAAACTTGTAACCGCAAATAGATTGAAAGTAATCATAAATGTAACTGGCCAACCTGTATTAGTTAGATAGTAATCTAAATTACGTTCCCATAATCCTATATCTAAACCTGTTCTAGTATAACTTGCTCTAGGACCCCAAGTATCTATACTTGTATAAAGTTTAAAACTGTTAATTGCTTTCAAACTTTTAAGTTCTTTTAATGTTTCTACTAATTTTTTAACTAGTTTTTCTTTAACACCCATGTTGCTGTTAAGTTCAATATTTAAATGAGGTTTAGGATTTTCCTTTAGTTCCTCAAATAACCTCCAGGTGCTTTTGTGCATTAATGGTTCGCCTCCGGTAATACGCAATATGTTTAATGTTTTACTTACTTCTGGCCACCATTTCCACCATGCTTCTAAATAAGGGTTATCATCTTCTTCATACAACTTAAACCAATCAATGTTATTGCTGTGTGCTGTAACATCTTTGTAAGGTCCGTGTTGTTTTATTTCATTGTAATATCGTGTACTGAATTTAGGATGGCAATATCCACATTTAAAATTGCACTCGTTACTAAAATTAATTTCAATGTATTCTGGATTAATGTTATAGTCCCATGGGTTGCTTTTTATTTCTTCAATGCGTTCAGGAGTATGTATGCTTGAACTTTTTATATGTCTATCACTTACATAATCCTTACCCATACATTCTATATTCCAACAGTATTGACATCCTTTAGGTTGTTTACCTTCTAGCATTAACTTACGTTCTTGTTTTTTCTCATTAGTATTATGTAATGCACTAGGATTGTCTTTAAGTTCTTCTAATGGTATAGAATGCGGAGCAGGGTGGTAACAACTGTGTGTTTCTCCTGTTTGTAGATATATTGTAACATGATGCCATTTTGCGAGACAAAAGGTAGGAGATACCTTATCCATCTCAGGCATTATTTGTTTTATTCTATCTAGTTCGCTCATTCTTGCGTATTACTCTGTCACTGTTTATGTAAACTGTTTTAAAAAACTCACTTTGTTTTTCATCAAGTGCTAGTTTACTTATAGGTAGATTGAGTTGGTTTTGTAACTCTGTACCTAGTTCTATTATCCTATCATTTACATTGACATCTTTGATTGTGTCCCAATACTTGTTTAACCAAGTAAAATCTCTTGTTACAACATGATCCCAATCAGTACACATTGTTTTATAACAACCTTCTCTAGCACCCATTACAGAATACAATCCGTTTTTTACATCTGCACCCACAGACATCCATACTAAAAGTCTATGATAGTTTTGCCACCAAATTTCTTTTAAATTTTTGACAGGAGTGCCCCTGTTCAATGACATTTTCACGCCTTCTCGAAAACCTGCTCTCCAAGCCTGTGCAGGAGTGCTTGTAATAATACTTTCACTATAATTTTCATTTAACTGATAATAATTGTCAAAATAACAAAATTCTATTTGCGTATCATCTGCTCCATCAGTATTCTCATGTGTTTTCATGTTACTTACAAAATCTTTTGTCCACATTTTAAGACTACCGTTACCATACATTAGTCCATTGGCATTTACTTTACCACACCAACTAAACTGATAATCATCATTAACACCTAATTTTTCATAGTCTAATTCAACGTGCATAAATTTAGGATCAACAATAGTATCACCATCAACTGTAACAAAATGTTTTGTTTCAGATAAATCAGCACAGGCTTTGTGTGCCGCATCTGATCCTTCTACGCCGTGTACACGTTTTGCCCAAGGAATCTTTCGTTGCAGATCTGCCCAATTTTCTTCTGCATTAGGCTCGTCATAACTTAAAAATATTATATCAACGTCTTTAATCTTGCAAGACTTTATGTCCATAACTATTAAACCTTTTGTATGTGTATATAGAATAATTATCATAATTATTATCTACATCTTCAAAAATTAATTCATGACTATCATTATCAAGATTAAAATGTAAAGTTCTATATAACACGTGGGGATCATTCTTTTTAGTAATACTAAAATGCTTTGTAAATCTAAGTTGAACCTTTTTCTCTGTAAGTTGTTTACTAAAAGTTTCTCCAAATTTTAAAATCCATTTTTTGTTTATATAATCCTTTTCTAGTATTACATCTGTTTCACTATCAGTTTCTTCTACTTTATGTAATAAGTTGTCAACTAAAAATTCGCTGTCATCATTTTTATTATTGCTAACCACTTCATAAATTGTTGTTGCTGGATTGAATTCTACTCTATACCTAAACAAACTGCTATTGCTTATTTCTTTGTACTTGTCATTTGTAATTTCTAAACAATTTTCGTTCTGCTTCTGTCCTGTGAGTCTTTCAATCTTTCCTGTCTTAGGATCAAAAATTAAATAACTTGGTAATATGTCAGCAGTTTTAAAATCAAACAATTCCATGATATTCCTTATACTGATCAAAGATATGTGATTCAGCAAAACTATTTTTTGTGTAATGAAACACGCCTTCTTGTATAGTATTTCCTATACGTAAATTTAAATTTTCATCTATGTATGCACCAACACGTTGCATCCAATCTTCTGTAGGTTGTTTCCAATTTTGTATGTAAGGTTTCATGTGTACAAAGTTAGGAAAGTCAATATTCTTATTGGTTACTTGCTCTTCTATACCTAACATCTTTACTACGATTGCCATGCTTGTATCAACACTTAAAAAACTTTGTTGTTTTTTAGGACTATACAATTTATAAAATGTTTCATGGTTTTTCATTACTAATTCTAACCAAGTATAAAACTGTTTTGCAAATGCACTTTTTTTAAAATAATGTATTGCACAATATACATTAGGCAAATCATTTGCAACATAACTAGGTCTATAATACTTGTCTACTATTTTCTCTTGCCTATATGTTTTAGGCTTTGTGGTTAGAAATACTTCATAGTTTTGCATTAGGTTCCACCAGTTAGTTAGATCTTGTAATACTAACATATCTGTATCCATTACAAAAGTTTCTTCGTATGGTGTTGCATGATATATCTTCCATCTATTTTGCACTTTCCATTTATCATGCTTGGCAGTATCTTGAAATGGGATAGGCACAATATCATCAAACAAATGTTCAAAGTTTGTAGGAACTTTATCATTTGTGATTAAACAAATTTTACTTTCTTTATTTGTTGCACGGATACTCATAGCAAGTAAACAAGCCTGTTTAACATAACTATCCTTGTCATTGTTCTGTGCTAAAAAAGTAAAATTAGGCATTTAAACTATCCTTTGGTCTACAACTATAATTTACTGTTTTCCAATTCCCATCAATAGGTAATTCTTCATGGACCATTTGCATATCAATACAATTTCCTCTATTCTCAAAACGTTGAACTTCTTGTGTCATACAATTTAAATTTGTACACACTGTCAAGTACAATACCCATAAAACTTCCATTACATTTCTCCAATCATTCTATTCAAACTAAATTTGTTCATCACGTGAACATTTTGTTTGTGGGTATAGACCGCGGTGTATTGTCCTAGCCTATCTTTTTTCTCAACTAAAAATTTTAATTTGTCGTCATCTATTTTAAACAAGACATCTTTATCTGTAGAGTATAGCATTGTGCCGGGCATTAATCCTATATTGTCCGACTTTAGCATATCTACTGCTATACTAAAACTATAATCATTACGATATATTCTAGTGTTTAGTTGATATAAGTTTGCATAATGATTCCATTCTTGTCTAATGTGTTCAATTAGTTCAAAGAACATTTTTGTAAATTCAGTTTTTTTAAAAACCACACACGTCGCCCAATAAAAATCTATGCTTGTATCACTTATTCTTTTGAATTCTGTAAAATTTCTGTGCAAAGTTATATCAGTTGAATCTTTGTAAAGTAAAATATCTTTTGTAGTATCAAATACGTCTTTAAATAAATCATTACAGATGATATAATCTGTATCTAAAATTAAAGTTGTGTCATAAGGAGTAAGTTCATATGCTAAAGGTCTTAGGTCATTATTGAATTCTAATTTTTTATGACTCAATGCACCGTCATTATATCGTTTGCTAAATTTGTTGTTGCTTCTTTTTTCTATTATTTTGTCGAATACTTCATAAGGATAAAAATCCGTAACACGACTTCTATCACTTGTAACTAATGACACAGGAACTTTTAAATGTTTTTTAATTTTTTTTGCTAGATAACAAGCCTGTTTAATATAATCAACTTGGCTATTATTGTTTGCAAATAATAATACACCTTTACGCATCTTCCTCAATACCTTTTAGTTGATTTAATCTTGATTCCATCCAACTGATTGCAGTATATATATGCCCGGTGTCATGTTCTTGCAACTGACTTTTTGCATATTTTATTTCTTGTTCTAGGAAATTTACTTTAATTAAATTACCTGGAAAATCTTTATTCTTTTGAATCTTCTTCTTTTTCATCTACTATATCCGGTATTGATCTTTGGCTTGTAATTTTTTTATATTCTGCAAGATACTCGTTCAATGCATTGAAATACTTGTTGAGTATTTCTTCTCTGAAATCATCTATATATTCTATTTCAATCGGAACATCATTATCGTCTATTAATATAAAAGATGTTTGTCCGTTGTCAACAAGTGTTTGACAGTAGTTTATTAATTCTTTAGTTATAGTGAACTGTCCGCCTTTTGTAAAATAAATTGTTTGTTCAGCGAAACGTTCCTTTGCCATTTTCTTTTGATTATTCAGTGTAGTACTGAAATTGGCAAAGTCTAGTGCTTTTTGTAACTTTTCATCCATAGTGATTTCCTCACTAGTATTTAAGTAGATTTTTTTGGGGTCTATTGAAGAGTGGTTACGTTTGCACCAATTGGCGCCGCTACTGAAACGTCTGGACCATTTGGTTTAAGTGATACTACTGAACTTGATACATCGCCGTTGATATCTTCATCTTGTGGATCAAAAGCACCATCATTGTTTGTATCATCACCTGCGTCATCATCTCTAAATTGGATTCTAACTTGGATAGCCGCTGTGTTGTTTTCTTTTACATGAATGTTGTAATCGTTTTCTGCATACACACCACTACCATCTTTTTGAAATACTTTTTGGTATGAACCAGTAAGTTCATAGTTACCTATTGAAGAACCTGTTCCAGGAACACCACCATTTGAACTTGTGGCATGAGCGGCAAAACTTACAGTACCCATTGCACTTAACAATGTATTCCAATCATTGTATTTTGCACCACTACCGTTTGTAATGTCTCCTGTAAACAGCAATTTACCACCTGCATTAAAAAAATGCCTACGTGCATCTGCACTCGTAAATGTTACTGTGAACTCGTGTGTAATAGTTCCGTTCCAAGTATTTGTTCTTGTAGAACTTACTAGTGGAACTTGATCTGATTGACTTGTATCTGCTGTGTAAATGTTTAACTTGTCTGTGTTAATCGAAACTGCAAGTGCTTCGTATTGTACAATACCTTTACCACCCGCTACGTCATTTTCTTTAATTAAATCCCCAACAGTAATGCTAGACAATGTGTTAGGTGTAGCACCTGTTTGGTGTCTACGTGCTTTAATCATATCAGTATAAAGATTAGCCATGTGTGATGCTTCTATCACTGTTCCTTGTGAAACTTGACTACTCGCTAATGTTTGACCGTAACCTGAATCGCCTGATCCTGTACCCATGATACCTTCTACTGAACTTTGTAGTGTATTATATCTTGAGGCTGTAATTAATGCCATTTACTTTACTTCCTTATATTTTTATAAAAACTTCAACTAATTTTTCTTCGAATCTTTCATTTGATTCTAAAGCAATACCAACCAAGTCACCTTCGTTAGCCTTTTGAGCCGTTCCGTTTGCACCAACATAAAGTTTGTCACCTTTTTCAACTGGTCCTATAACTCTTAATGGTGTTCTACCTACTAATGCTATTGCTTGTCCATCAGCGTCTGAATTTAAAACAACACCTGGCTTGTTAGAAATAATACCGCATGGTGTTTCTGTCATTGCACACGCAGTCATTTCACTATCACCGCCAACTGTCATAATTGTTCCTACTGGATACTGTGTATCAGTTATGTATTTCTCAGCCAAGTCAGCATAGTTTGCCTTTAGAGCAGTACCTTGGAAGTTACTTGCAAATAAGTCACCGCTTCCATCTCTTACTGCCACTGTATCATTTGAAGCCGCCGTAGATGCTGTTCTGTTTGCAGTACCTTGTCCTACTGGAACTTCCATTGATGATGCCACTGTTGCTTTACCATTAAATTCATTTGCATACATCACATTCCATTTTAATGTTGCTGAACCAACGTTGAACGTTGCTGAAGCACTTGGAAGGATTCCATCTGCTGTAATGTTTAATGGCTCTTTAACTTGAGCACTTGAATTATCAACTTTAAATTTAATAATTGTACCTACGTCATTTTGTATGACTGCTTGGTTATCATTTTCAATTTTAACCACTAAATCATTTGACGCACCAACTGTAAATCCTGCATCTGAGAATCTTGCGATTTCGTTAAACACTGAAGGTTGTCCTGCTACTGATCTTACATATTCACTTGCCGGATTTCCGCCTAGTCTATCTGCGTTTGAGGCTGTACCCCAGTATCTATGTGCTGTTGAAGTTACACCGTTTGTTGCGTTTGTAGTATTTTTTAAAGTAAGACCTGCACGTACTACATCGAACCCAGTTATGGCATTGTTGGAGTCTGTTGAGTCGATTGTAAATTCTACTGCACTTACTATGAATACTGTTTCATCATTAATGATACCTTTCATCACTGTTCTGTTAACCTGTGCATTGTCACGCACAATAGCAGTTAACATTTGAGTAACGGAAGAACCTTGTGATTGTGGACCAATTAAAACAAAGCCTGATCCTGTGTTTGCGTATAGTTGGCTGTTGCCACTATCCCACCAAAAATCACCAGTTGTTAATCCTGAAGGTTGTGTAGTGCTTACTTCTGCACCACCTGTTGTTCTGAATTTTGTACCATCGTAAAATTTTAATTTAGAAGATCCCGAATCAAACCACATTTGACCGGCGATCGCTTTAGCCGGCTGGTTTGCACTAGCGAAATTTTCAAGCAAATGCACGAAATTTTCGTTTTGTATCTCTCCATAACCAGCATAATTTTTACCAACAAGTTTCAGATCAGTAGTTTGATCGATAGTACCGTCTTCTACTACTGCTATCTGCGTACCGTTAGTTTTATTAATTATGTATGCCATAGTTATAACCCCTCTATTGTATGTATTTATCTTTAAACACTAGAACTACCATTTACGGGTCCAGTCCAAACACCGCCGGAAACTGTACATATTTTAACAGATCTTGCTAAAGTAAGCACAACACTACCAACTGCTTGGCTAAATGTGAAGTCTGATACAACAGATTGGTTCTCATTACCCGTTACAGGCACTCTTTCAATAGTTGCTGAACTTCCTGTATATGTATTTCCGTTACTAGCAGTGTTTAAATTAATCTCTATTGTTTGAGCGTCAATTATGTTAGAAATAGTAAATGTACCATTTAAGGCAGTTAAGCCTGTAGCACCGCTAATAGTTACTGATTGACCACCTTCGTAGCCGTGTGTACCACCTAATGTTAATCTTGTGTTTGCTTGTTTAACAACACTTACAATAGTTTGTGGTGATGCTGTAATTGTTTTATCAACTGAAGTAACAGTTTTACTTAAAGCATTATTAAGTGTTGATGCTGAGAAAGTAGCAGTTGCACCTGTTGTACTTGTACAATGAATGTAAGCCTGTGTTCCTTCTTTTTTAGTACTTGCAGGAACAATATCCTCAACTACTAATAATATTTGTGCATCTGATAAACCTGTAATATCTAAACTAAATGCAACTCTTTCTCCGTTCACTGTATCGTCAACATAACTCTTACTTGCGGCATCAGTTCCTTGTGTTGGTGTAGGCAAACCTCTAATAGTTGTGCTATTACTAATTGTAATAGGTCCATCACTAGTAAATGTTAATGGATTACCACTACCTGTTGAAATAGTTGTTCCGTCAATAGTTAAATTATCTACATTTAAACTTGTAAGTGTGCCAACGCCTGTTAAGTCTGGAGCATCTTGAATATGTTTCATTGTTGGTTTAGGACCAACCATTGTAATCATTTCATTGCCGTTAAATTTATAACCTACTGTTGAATCATAATTAACGTTTGCTGTCCAACTGTTTGTTGCATTTTTCCATAAAAATTCTTTATCGTTAGGTGTTGCTCTAATTAAAATACCACCATCATCAACCTGTGAATCGTTAAGTAACGAACTATCTGAACCTATAGCAAGTTCAATGTTTTTATCTACAATTTTTAAAGTTTGTGATTCAACTGATATCGTGTTACCAAGTACAGTTAGATCACCACTAATTCTTGCACTACCATTTACATCTAAAGTTGCTACTGGACCAGTTTTAAAAATACCTATTTTTGATTCGCTTGAATCAATATGTATTGCAGTTTCAAAACCAGTTGCTTTTCTTGTCTTAACAAAAATATCTCTGTTAGAAACGTTGTTTTGTATTACAGATTGTTGTGAATCAATTAAAACTTGTATATTGTTTTCTGGACCAACTATAATACCTGAATTATTAATAGTTGTAATAGAACCGTTTGATACCGCATCTGCGTCTGTAGGCATAAACTGAGATGCATTTTTCTTTACACCTTGTGCATTAATAATTGTATCTGCCGCTGTCGCCGTACCATGTATTTTAAAATCATTTTCAATAAGTGTTAAACCTTTTTGTAAAACTCCAGTAAGTCCTGTAATTTCACTGCCTGCTCTTGGAGTAAAGGAAACATTAGTATAAACACCTACTAAGGTTCCGCCTAAGAAAAATTTAATTACTACCCTGTCTAAGTTTTGTGAGTCTTGTAAAGTTTCAACTTTGAATCCTGATCTCTTTTGATCTTTTGTATATATTGGTCCTGCTAATCCTAATTCTGTTCCATCGAAAAAGTAAAGTTGATCATTTAGATTATCAATCCATAAGTCACCTGCAACCATTTGCGGTTGAGATGAACTAACAATAGGTCCACCTGCACTTGTAAATTGTGTTCCATTCCAAATTTTTAATCTTGCTTCTGACTTATCCCACCATAATTGTCCAGTAAGTGGATTACTTGGTGCCGCCGTGTTGGCAAAGTTCTCAAGCATTTTAACAAAGTTTTCATTTATACTTTCACCAAAGCCTGAATAGTTTCTACCAATAAGTGTTATATCAGTAGTTGCAGTATCAATACTTCCGTCAACTAATTGTACTAATAGTGTTCCGTCTGTTTTATTAATTTGATATGCCATTAAACTGCCCCTGACCCTTCTGGATTACCTGTGTACATTAGATAATTCATTGTTAAGTATGGATTCATTACGTCTTGTGGTTGTCCTGCTCCAGTTTGTGTTATTACTCCTCCTGATTTAGGATAAGCCTGGCCTGCACTTGTTCCTGTTGGAGCATCAAATACTATTACTGAAGATCCTTGTCCAATGCTGTTTGCTGGATTACCATCTCTAATTGCATAGAACTGATAGTTTTCTTCAGATTTTAAATCATGTTCATGGTCTGGTAAGTTCTCTACAGCAATTACTTTTGTTTCACCACCTGCAAATAAACCTTCTTGGTCTGCTGAAGTACCAGTTACTCTGTTTGCAGAAGTTCCGCCCATGTTATCTTTACCTAATGGAAATCTACCTCTTAAGTCTGGTAAAGCAAATTTACCAGCAGTAGTTTCACTTTGTGCTTTATAAGTATAACCTATCAATTGAAACAGTTGTCCGTAGGAAGAAATAAACAATTCCCTACCATCACATAGTTGCCATGCAGTTAAATCTGCAGGAATATTGTCGGCCGGCACTGCATATGGTACTACCATTCCTAATGGATTAACTGGTAAAGCATTAAACAAGTTATTTCTTGAAATCTTTCTAACACCTGTTCCATTACCATCTAAATCTGTTACTCTTGTAATTAAAAATTCATCGTCAAACTGCGAAACGTCAACTGCTGTTTTGTTTGAAATAAACGCAGGATCAATGCTTGTTTGAAATACTTTTTGTAAACTTGTTTCACCAGTGTCTGTAAATTGTCCATCAAACTGCACGTCAGCGGCACTAACATCACCTTGTACTTTAAATGTAGTTCTACTTGCAAGTTTATCTGTTGAACCTGATCTACCTGTAATTGTTCCGCTTACGTTACCTGTAACATTTCCAAAAATGTTTGTAGCATGAATGTTTGCATATTTGTTTGTTGATGTACCTATATTTTTATTGTTGTTTACCTGTGGTACTATATCACCAGTGGTTACTGAACCAGCAACATTCAAACTTTCACCTATGTAGGCACTTTTTGCAATACCTACTCCACCAGCAGTTACTATTGAACCTGTACCAGTGTTTGATGATTGTGTAATATTTGAATTTTCATATATGCCTGAAGTTTTTAAGTTACCAGCAATATCAACTTTTGCTGAAGGACTTATTGTTCCTATACCTACTTGCCCTGTTGAATCTATTCTTACTCTTGTCGCTATGTTTCCTGCGTCATTAGTTTTAAAATCAACTGGACTACCTGCTGTCTGTTGTGTAATTACACCAGCAGTTGCTTCAATGCCAATACTTATTTTTGCATCACTACCAACAACTATCCCTGAATTGTTTGCAACATTTAATTTACTTGATGAAGTTGATTCTTGATCTGCTCTAATAAAACTTGCTGAACTTACTTTTGTACTTCCAACCATTAAGTTGTCAGCGGAATCTGCCGTTCCGTAGAATTTAGGAACACCCTGACTGTTTAAACTTAAATTAGATAAATTTATACCTGTCTTTAATGGATTATCAAATCCTGCAAATTTTTGTTTAGGTGAAAACTCATTAGCACTTATAATACCTATTAGGTTACCACCTGCCTCCATTTTTAAAATTGTGTAGTTTACATCATCATTACCTGTAACTACTTCAGGTTTGATACCTGCGGCTAAACCTTCACTGAATTCTGGACCTACTAATACCCAACCTGTACCTGTGAACAAATATAATTGTTGGTTATCTGTATCAACCCAAAGGTCTCCTGGATTACTTGCACTTACACTAGGTGCACTTGAGGCACGTTTAATACCACCTGCTTCTTGCCAAGTAGTACCATCATATACTTTAAGTAAATCTGTACCTGCTGTACTATCATACCATAACTGTCCTTCGATCGGATTGCTAGGAGCAGAGTTGTTTGCAAAGTTTTCCAACATTCGCAAAAAGTTTTGTCCTATCTGTGTACCATACTCCGTTGTATTCTTACCAGGAATGCTTAAACTGGTTGTTTGATCAATAGTAGAGTCTTCGATTACTATACTACCTTTATTGGAGTCAGTATAATTTATGGTATATGCCATCTATTACCCCTCGTTAAATCCAGTTAAACTTTGAACTCTCAATGTATAATCAATTTGGATTAATCTATTCAAACTTTTTTGTACAGGATGGAAAATTACGTGTGTTAAAAGTTTTCCATTACCTGTTGGTGAATAACTTACAAGTCCTAATTCATCAAACACAAAATTACTTGATGTGTTCTGTGCAGTATCATTTGCATCTTGACCTGATGGTTCACCGTAATCTAATATTGTACTGACTAAAATGTCAGTGTAATTTGTTCCTGTTACGTGTCTAGTTTCAATTTTGTTTCTATTTGGATCAGTGTTGTTCGCACTCTGATCATCTACAACTTTAATATACGTTTGATTGTAAAGACTTGCGTTTACGCCTGTGCTATTTGGAGTAAGGTATGTAATAATGCCTGTAGGATCAACACTAGTACCACCATTTCCAAACGCCATTTCATATACAAAGCCTTGTCCAGCATTAGATAGTGATTCTGCTAACGCAATACTCATGTTTTCATAATGGATTGCATTACGTTTATTAATAATAGTTTCACCAGAAGAAGGATCAAAGATGTGTATATGTCCTTGAACGCTAAACCCGGATTTGTCAAATATGTTGTCTGTCATTTTATCTTTCCTACATTGTATTTATTAGTTTGGCAATTTCACTTCCTTTGCACGAATGAACTGAGCGATAGGATTATCCGATCTACCCAAACTCTTGGTGCTTGTACTGTCTATAATATCATTCCAAAGTTGTCCTTGCTTACGTATTACCGTTAATTTCTCACCATCTGCTAGTGAATATACATAAATTTTGGTGCTATTTGTATTAGAATCGTATTGTACTCTAAATCCATCACGTTCTAGTCCCCAAGTTTGAGGATAAGTTGGTAATGTTACTGTAATATCACCTTCTGGACTGTCCATTCCTGTCGTAGGATGGAATACATCTTTTACAGCATTGTTATTGCTGTTGAGATATCCTTTAGTTAGACGCTGTCCTCCTAAGAATACTTCCATTTCATTACGACTTGCAGGGTTCCAATCCAAAATATATTCTCTTTCAACATAATTTCCACTTACTAAACTGTTTGTAGTAGTGAAGTTCTGTACTAATAATTTATCTTGATATGGAATTGTCTCGTCTATACCCTGGTTGAACAATTCATCACCTTTTTTATGTAATTCTTTTACCCCAGTACCTAATGTACCACGTCTAAGTTGACGTAATTTGTTACCTGCTTTAACAAAGTATTCAATACGTTCAGCATTTATAAAGATTATGCCTGGAATATTGTTGGTAACATCTGGTGTTGGTAAGTTACTTGCATCATCTATAACTATTTCTTGGTCAAACACCCCTAAATCTTTTGCTAATCTATAAGAGTTTGTATCTCCTAAACGTTTATACACAGTTCTGTTTAACATATCTTTGAATAATCTATATCCGAACTTACCTGTGATAGGACCTTCTGTTGCAAATTCAATTATTTCTACAACATCATTGTCCGCAAATGGATTAAGTGTTCTAATAAATTTATTATCGTTTGTTAATCCATAATCAACATTAGGTGTTAACACTTTACCATTAACAACTAACCAAACAAATTCAGTATCGTATGCTTGTTTTCTTAATTTAATTAATCCATTGCGTAACTGTTTGTATTCTAAATCATCTTTAGAGCCAACATTTAAAGTAGATCTTGAAACAATATCAAAGTTTGTTCTTTCTATTGCTTGGATATCATGTTTACTAAAGTGTGTTACAACAACTTTTGTATCTATTGCAGGCAGAGTTGTCAATGTTAATTGGTTGCCATTGATAGTATATTGACCATCTGTCTTAACAAATATTTCTAATATGTCACCTGCGTTTGCTACGTTCTCAAATATTTCTACACTTGTATTGGCAGGCTTAAAGATAAAGTCTGATGTGTATGTTAAAACTTTACCATTAAGGTAGACATCAATATCATTAGCACCTAGTGTACCTCCAGGCTGTTGCCAGTTACGTAATTGATATTCAAACTTGTTTGCCTCTACTGTAAACTGTTCATTGTATCCTGCATTTAATACTCTTCTATCATTTGCATTTGTAAACGTTTCTACAATTATATTGTGAGTAGATGGTAATGAACTAAATGGAGTAACACTCATTGTATAAACTGCTGTACTTCCATCTGCTGTAAAGTTGTCTTTCTTAATTTCTGAAAACACTTTACTTTCACTTGCATAAATCATATAATCTATTACTGCACCTACTGCCGGAGAAGCACCAAACGTTATAGCAACTTTGTTTGTTGTATCATATGTGCTGTCTGTAGTTTCAATCACATAATCAACTATCTGTCCATCAACAGTTACAAATGAAGTAAGTCCTTCTTGCCAATTGACCTGTGTTACATATTGTAATGTACTTCCATCGCCAGTAAACTGATCCATATCAAGTATCTTCTCACCATTACCACTCATTGTAATAATATTAATTCTATCATTTAGAGATAAACCTGGTATTGTAATTTTCTTTGTTCTAAAGTTTACAGAATAAGCACTTGGGTCAAGTATAACATTGTTTTTCTTAACAAATATTCCTTCTTTACTTTGCGGATAAACACCAAAGTCAAATACTCCTGTACCTGCTGTGTCTACATCATATGATCTAGTATCAACAATGCTACCACCTTCGCCTATTCTATCATAAACTTTCATGTCAAGTGTATCTAATACTTGTCCTTGTACTAATTCTTCTGGCCCACCACTTGATGTTGGTGTAACAAATCCGTCACCATCTACTACAATATCTTCTGCGTTTAGTCCAGTTGCAGTTCCGTAATTTAAAGCACCGCCACTTAATGCTGTGTCATATGCTCTCGGATCTGGAATAAATGAACCATCACTAGTTGTTTTTCTAATTACAATGACATCGTTATCAACTGTTGGTATAACTTCTTCATCAATTACAACAAGATTTGTTGTAGTCTGATCATCTGTTAAACTTATTCCTGTTTGGCCTGCTCCAGTAATACTTTGCATAAGTGCATTTGTATTTGTTACAGGATTTCCAGTACCATAATTAGGATCATCAATTCTTACATTGTTTTTGTAAACATTGTAAACAACATTTGTTTCTAATGCTTTTTTAAATGTAAATATTTTTGTACTATTATCAATTCTAAATACTTCATCTTCATAAGTTGTATCATACGTGTCATATGCAGATGTGTAGTAAGGATCACTTGACCAACCAGTACCACCGCCAAAGTCAAAACTTTTGACCTGCACACCACCATAGTCAATGCCTTTCATTAGTTGATCAAATAACTTATCAGGCATACCTGCAATTGGTTCGTATAAGAAGTGTACTCTATCAGCATAAGTTAAGAAATCGTTGTCAACTTGATATCTAATTCTTAGTGTAGTATTGTTAGCCGGAGGTGTATCAAACGTAATTCTTCCTTTTTGTCTGCTTCTTCCTAAAGTAACATCTGCTACATTACTTGGAGTGTAACTTGTTTGCAGTACTTCTGTCCAAACATTCAAAGGATTGTTGTTGTCTTTAATTAATATTCTGTAACGTTCTTTATCTAGTGTGATAGGGAACTTAAGATCAAATACAAATTTGTTTCCTGTACCACTAAAGTCTTGTTCTAATTCTCTACCTGGTATAGTTGTAGAAACTTGTAAAGGTCCACCTTGTATTGCACTTGCACCTGTAGAGTATGCAATGTCAAACTTACCAAACACTAATTCATCTGTTGTTCGATCAAATTTAATAATATTTTTAAATGACCTTGCTTTGCCTTTTCCTAATTGTGCAGATGCTTTTGCTTCTATACCTGTTGTTCCAACTGATCCTTCAAGTGTAATTGTAGGAGCACTTTTGTATCCATAACCTCCGTTGGTTACTTTAATACCAGTGACTCTTCCACCACCAACATAAGCAATAGCAGTAGCACCAGTTCCGCCGCCACCTGTGATCTTAATAATAGGTGCAACCTGATAGCCTTTTCCTGCGTTAGAGATATTAATTTGTTCTATTTCAAATCCTGCATTGTCTAACCAATGTTTGCTTGGGTACACACTTGTCTGTGCATTTGTGCTAAAGAATTCATTGTTAGATACTGTTATTTCTTGTGGCACAATTTTACCTTCAGTGTCTAAGTAGTATTGTGGTAAATCAAAATCAGTAACCGTTGTGCCAGTAGTATCTATTTTTTCATAGTTACTTACAAATTCTCTAATTTTTGTTTTGTATGGTTTTACTTCTTCAGCATAAGATTGATAACTTGGTAGGTTATCGTTGTTGTATGTTATATCTTTACGCAACTCGCCAACGTTGTGCTGTGCTTTGATAAATGAAGTTTTAAATAACCAATCAACAAATGGTTGTTCTGATAATAGATATCTTAAACTCGCAAAGAATAACTGATTATATTCTACTTCAAGTTCGTCAACAAATAGTTTGTCTCTTAAAGTTTCTAAAATAATTCTAGTTTCTTTTGCTGGTTGTAAATCATATCTATTTTCATCATAACTTATACCATCAAATCCAACTTCACTGTTTGCATAGTCATACAATGAATTGCTAAACTGTATTGTAGCATTTTGTCTACCAATGGTATCATAGTTTACAGTATAATCACTTGTTGCCTGGCTGTCTTTTTTCTTAAGTAAGAGCCAACCACCCGCACCTACTGTATTAATTTTTACTATGTCACCTAAATTATCTTCCAACGCACCTAACTGGTAACTTTGATCAATAGTATGATCGATGCCTGTTAGTTCGTTGTATCCTGTTGCATACCAATCTGCATAACTCCAGAAAGGTCTAACATCAAATTTTTGTCCTTTAGTTTTGTTCCAAGGTGAAGTGCCACCTATGAATTCATATACAGACCATCTGTTGTTATAATTTTCGTCTGCTGATACAAGCACAGAATATTTTCTAACTGTAAGTACTGTGTTGTCTGAATATCCATCACCATGTTTAAGCATGGTTACGCCTGTAACAGATCCTATTGCATTGATTGTAAGTTCTACTTCTGCACCACTACCCTGTGAATCAGTAATCTTTACTCTAGGTGCAACTGCATATCCACGTCCTGGATTGTCAACTAGAACATCTGTAATTCTTCCATTTACAATAATAGGATTCAATGTTGCTTGTTCTTTTTTAGTTGTGTTAACTAATTCTAGTTCAGCATAACTGTTTACTGTTTTGTCATAATATCCTTCAACGGTTGCAGGAGCATTATCAAAATTACTTAACGGTGTTAGATCAAAGTCATCAACCATAACTTTCATTTTAAGTTTTCTGTTTACACGTTCGATGACTTGTTTTAATGCTTCAACCCTGTTGATAAACATACTTTGTCTTGGTACATTTAATATACCATATTTTTCTTTAGGACTTGCATCAGGATCAGGAACAATTCTCTCCTGTTCGTCAAAACCTATTAAACTATCAAACCATTTACGTTCAACGTCTTTGTTAGGTTTGCTAGGTGCATAGTTGTCAGTTAACAATTGATATTGATTATGTATGTTTATGTTTTGATTATCAATTACCCAATATCTAAAATTAATTGCAACGTCTTTATCCTCTATTAGACTCTCACAATTATGAACACTAAATTTATTATCACCTAACAAGTTAACAAATTTGTATCCTTGTTTTTCAGGTGCTTCAATAAATTGTTGTACATCAAACGCACTTATGGATCTTGAATCTATATCCGGTGTAGTTTTTTTATTTTTTACCCAGTAGTAATAATAATTTGTAAATGTACCTGTGTTTTTGTTGTAAACTCTTTTCACAGAGTAAGCATTGTCACCATACTTACTTGTACCACTTATGCCTTGTGCTAAAGCGGATTCTGTATCTGTTTCTGCGTCCCATTCACTAGGTAGTAATTTACTTTCTACCCATTCATAAATGTCTACACTTGTTCCGTCAAATTTTTTGTTGAATCTATTTGACACATTAATGATTCCGCCTGAATAAGGATCTAGGAATCTTACTGCACCTATATCCCACCACAGTCTGCCTACTAAATTATCTGAATCATAATTAGTAACATCTACATGACCAGATGTTCCATTAGTGTAAGTTGCAGGATCATAATCAACTTTGTAATATAATTCTTGTTCGGCCGGACCAGCAATTTTACCTTGTATTGGATCAATGTAATCTAAGTACGTGATAAACTTTTTAGTTCTTGTGTTGTACAAGAATGAACCTTTTAATTTATTTAGGTCCACCTGATCAGTTGCAACTCTGTGTCTTGTCCATATGTTTGTAGTAGCAGGCAATCTATAGTCTAAAACTCTGCCTTGAACTGACTCGTCAGGATTCTTAAGTTTAGGCAATCCAATGTAAATGTGATTGTTTTGGATATGTAAATTCTCTCCAAAGAACAATACATTCTTTCCAGTAATAGTTGAATCAAAATCTAAATTATCAAAGTTTAATGATTGACCAAATATTAATGTGTCATTGATTCTTTCATATACAAGTGTTTCACCTGTATTAGAATATTGTGTTGTAAAGTTTGTTAAGTTATTATCAAATGTTGTTTCTGGTTTTGCATTACCAACCTTATCACCATCAAAGGTTGTAACATCTAGGATATCTCCACCACTTGAATTAACAACAAGTCTGTTTCCGTCAAACTCTACTTTAGTTCCAAATCTTTCATTTATTAAATCACCTGGGCCTCTTATAGTTTGATTTAATGTAAATGTTCCGTTGTCATTTTTATAAATGTAAACACAGCCACCATTATTGACTGTAACACTATTATATGGAGCACCTACGGCAATTAATTTTCCATCGTTGCTTACTGCAACTGATGTTGCAAATGCTTCGTCATTATATTCTGCACTTATAAGTTGATCATATTGATATCTACCTTGGTTCAATCTATAAATTGCAATTTTAGGACTTGATAATGCACTGTCTAGTTGGTCACCATACTTTAATGTTGTTGCTAATACATCACCCGTATTGCTTACACTTACTTCATTACCGAAACTTATTAAGTTGTTTGTACCTATAGCACTGTCTCCACCTGCAATGGTAAAGCCACTATCGTTAGGAACATAACCAACTAAATCTATTTCTTCAGTTTGCAAAGTCCATAAACTAGAATCAAACGCACTTGGTACAATGTTAGTTTTTGCTTGGTATAAATTATTATTCCATATTACAAAGTTACCTGTGTAATAAAAGTAATTTGGATTCCAAGCACCCTTGTAATTTACGTCTGCACCTAGTCTCCACTCATCAGTGCCATTAGGGTTATCTATAAAATGTATTCTTCCTGGCTCGCTAAAGGTGTTGTTACCTTTCTCAGTAATGATAGCAGTGTAACCACTTGCACCTTTTACAATTTTAATTTTGTTACCTAAATGTTTAAAGTTATCTGAATCAGCAATAGTGAATCCATTTAGCAGTCTATAAAAACCACTTGCATTCTTTTTGTATATTGCATAGTAACCTTCTTTATTTTTACCAGTAAATGTTGACTGTGGCACAATAGGAATATTGTAAACCCTTTGCCATTCGTTGTTTACATCTGTTGGTGGATTAGAATCACTGGATATACCTTGTATTACTTTTTGTTTATATAACCAATATTCTAAATCAAATAAAGTATCAGTTGCTTGTGGAGTAATGTTTGATCCATAATCAAATACAAGCATTTTACCTGCGTTGGCATTGTCGGCGTGTCTTTCTAAAATACTTCCCATGTCTAGTATTTGATCTGCTCCTCCACCTAATGGAGTGTATGTTGTAATTTCTACAATTTCAGTGTCATTCTGTGTTGATCCTATTTTAAAATCACCACTTTTGTTTTTAAAGTAAACTCTTGCTTCACTGATGCTGTCTTGTTTTACGTATGCTACAGTTGCAGTTGTTCCT